TTAGGCTACAATCAGCCCATGTGCACGCAGGGCTGACAGAATGGCCGCCAATGTTGTTCGCGCCTCGACATCGATAACGCTCCCTCCCCCCGGATTCGGGATCGCTGCCTGACGGGCGGCAATCACACGCTGATCGTCCACATACAGGCCATCACTTCGCACCGCACCGTCGCGCCAGTTCGTCCCGTCATGAAAAAGCCGGTGCCCCCGGTCGGCGACATCCATCGCCATGCCCGCGCGCGCCGTCACGAACCGCCATCCCCCCTCGCTCCAGCAGGCGATCGCCCCCGCCTGCCCGGCCCATCCCCCGCTGGCCCCCGCCGCCACGATCCAGCATTGCCCGATTTCCGGCGCGCCTGGCGGGCTCGCCACATCCGCGCTCTCCGCCCGCCCATGCAGCAACGCATCCACCAAAGTCAGCGCCTCATTATGAAAGACTTCCTTCTGCGCCTGCCCGGCAAACAGCAAAGGCAGCGCCCATCGCGGCGTCATATCCATGATCTTGTTCCTTTTTTAAAAAATGTCAGAAGCTGATGGCGATGCGCGCCGCCCGCCCCATGGCCAGCGTGCCGATCTGCGCCACCTCGACAGCCCAGTCCGCGCCCGCCGCGCCATCCGCCGCGATCATCGCCGCGTCATATGTCCAGCCCGGCACGCCCGTCTCCACGCTCCGCACCACGCGCTCGCCGTCCAGCACCCGCACCCGATAGCGCTCGCTTTCCTCGCCCAGCGGCACGTCCCCGCCATTGCTCCAGCGCCACCCCGCCCGGCTGCGCCTGACCCAGCCGATCACCCGGCCACCGCCCTCACCCCGCACCGTCAGATGCACCGGCGCAGGCGGCATCAGCGCCTCACCCCGGATCGCCAGCGCGGCCTCCACCGGTTCGACATCGCCCAGCCCGATCGCCGCCAGACGCAGGCTCGCCCCCACCTCCCCGCTCCCGCCCAGCGCCGTGAGCGGCTCCACCAGCCGATCCTCCTCGATCAGCAGGAAGCGATCACCCGCGCCATGCGCCGCCATCGCCCACTCGCTTCCCCGCAGCCCTCGCCGCAGCCCGCTGAGCCGCCAGCTTGCCGGCCCGATCCGCTCCGCCACCTCGAACTGGAGCAATTCCTCGCCCAGCAGACACAGGTTCCGCCCCTGCGCCAAGGCCGCCTCATCCGCGCCGCCCAGGTCCATATCCTCCGCCAGCAACGTCACCAGCAGTGCCTGCTCCCGGTCAACCAGCACCCGGCTACCGACCGGCAAGGCCGCATCCGCCGCCCCCATCACCGCCCGCCCGGCACTCCGCCCGATCGCGCTGGCCTCGCCGCTCTCGCTCATCACGAACAGCGCCGCACTGCGCCATCCCACCCCGCCGCTCGCCGCCGCCACGAGTAAGGGTGCACTCGCCACGCCATCCCGCAGCGGCGGCAAGTCCGCCAGCATCAGCACCGTCGCCCCATGCGGCGCATCCACCTGCCGCACGATCGCGCCGGAAGACGCGCCCGTCGGCAGCGCGCCGCCCGCCCCCGGCACCCGCCGCAGCGACAGGCGCACCGCCATCGCCTCCCATTCCCGCTCCTCGATCCGCCACAGCCCCGGCACATCCTCGACCGTCACCACCATGCCCGGCGTCAGGCCCAGCGCGCTCCAGTCGCAGCGCAGCGCCATCGTCGCCCGCCCGGTCCATGCCGCCCCCAGTCGCACCGCCGCCAGCGCCCGCGCATCGTCCGCGCCCATCACGACCGGCAGTTCCATCCCCTGCTCCTGCCGCCCCGGCCCCGGCCGTACCACCCGCTGCACCCCCGCCTGATAATCGCGCGCCGCGTCATAATGACGCAGGCTCAGCGCCACTGGCACGCCATCGGCCGCCCCACCCGATCGCTCGACCGGATCGATAACCTGCCCATTGATCCGCCGCGCCAGCCTGTCCGCGCTGATCTCCCCCTCGGGCGCGCCCGTCGCCCGCAACTGCAATCCCGCCTCACCCGTCGCCAGCGCCAGCCCCTGCGCCTCGACCAGCGGACCGATCGCCGCCCCGACATCAGTCCCGCCCGCCGCAAAGCCATCCAGCGCCGCCAACCCGGCCCCGCCCAGCGCTCCGTCGCTCAATTCCGCCGCAACCACCTCGATCGAAACCGCCCCCTCGTCCGCCTCCACCTCGAACGTCAGCGACGGAATCCGATTGCCATAATCCGCCAGCGCCAGATCCTCGAAGACGACATAGGCCATGCCCCGATGCCCCGGCGTCAGGCCCACGCTTTCCGCCGAAGCGATCAGCGGATCGACCGCCTGCGCTTCGTCACCCAGGTGCACCCGAAAAGCAGAAACCTCCGTCTTGAAATCCCCCGCAGCCCCTCGCAGCAAATTCCCATCCGCCCAGATTCGCCCGATCGACCGGATCGCCCGTGCCGACAGCGCCACCGCAAAACTCGCCGAATAGCTATAGGTCGTGATGCTCGCCCGCCCCTTGCCACCGCCGCTCTTGCTCTTCACCTCCTTCAGGTCCGTCGCCCAGATCACCGTTCCGGCGCCCCGCATCGTCCCGAAAATCTTCGGCACCTGCGTCCCGTAACTCGATGTCTGCACCTGCAAATCCGACAGGCGCGATCCCTCCCGCCCCTTGGGCTTGAACAGAACCTGATTGTCGATGACATTGCCGATCACCGCCCCGATCGCCGCGCCGATCGGCCCGCCCAGCACGGTCCCCACCGCCGTCAGCACCACCGTCGCCATAAGTTTCTCCCTCACCGCGTCATTGCGAGCGCAGCGAAGCAATCCACCGGCGCTCCCATGGATTGCTTCGCGGCGCTCGCAATGACGAAAATTGTTATTCGATCGGGCTCTATTCCACGGCCCACCATCCAAGAATCGGCCATGGCGACACCCCCGGCATCTCCACCACCCGCCCCAGCCCGGCATGGGCATGGACGAACCCCGCCCCCGTCCCGATCATCAGATGCAGTTGCAAAGGCCCCGGCCTTGCCAGCGCCAGATCGCCCGGCCGCCCCTGCGCCACAGGCCGCAACCCCGCCGCCCGCAGCCAGCCCTCGGCCCGCGCCACATCGCCACTGCGCAGCCCATAATCGCCCGGCGCTTCCCGCCCCAGGGCCAGCGCCGCCAGCCCCACGCAATCCAGCCCCGCGCGACTGCGCCCATGCAAACGAAACGGCACCCCGATCATCGCCCGCGCCCGCTCGACCGCCGCGCTCATGCGCCGGGATAGCGGGTCAGCAGATCCATCCCCGGCAGATAAGGCTCCCCCCGGAAATTCACGACATTGCCAAAGCGCCCCGCACAGGTCGCCATTTGCCGGTCGCACCCCTGCGTCAGCAGCGCCAAAGTCCCCGCCTCCACCGCAAAGGCCGGCGGATCGACCAGAGTCACACCCTCCGCGCCATTATCCGCCACCGCCTGCACCAGCCCGACATTGGCCCCGCCCAGCCAGCGCAACGTGCCAAAGGCATAGTCCCCCGCCCCCAGCCCACCGGCAGCCACTTCGGCCCCATCCACGGCCGTAACCGCCACGATCCGCCGCCGCCCCGCCATGTCGACCCGGCACGCCCTGTCGCCCAGCCGCGCCCGGCAATCGGGCGACGTACTCGGCGCCACCGGCCCACCCAGCACCGCCGCCGCGCCAATCAGCTCGGCCGTAAAAGCCGCCCCCTTGCGCGACACCGCCCCCATCTCGCCCCGCGCCAGCAGCAGCCACAGCGCACCGGGTGCCTCCCATTGCGTCAGCCGCAACTCCAGCGCCGCGCCATCCCAGCGCCCCGCCATCAAATCCGCCTCGCTGATCGCATCGCTGGTCAGCGCGCCCGCCACATCGCTATCCTCGCCCTCCAGCCCGATGCCCGATCGCACCGCCGAAGGCGTCATCCCCGGCGCCGCGCGATAGAGCAGCCCGCCCATCTCCAGATTGCGATCATGGCTGGTCAGGCCAATCGTCACCCCGTCCCGCCGCTCGATCCGCCAGCAAAAGGCCAGCGTAGTCAGCGCCCCATCCAGCCCCCCGCTCATTCGCGTATCTCCACCAGCGGCACCGACACCGCCTCCCCGGCGGCAAAGGTCGCCCGGTTGATCTCCAGCCGGTCCTCGGTAAAGCGCACCGGCACATCGAAACGGTAACCGGCCGTCAGCACCACGCCCTCGCCCGGCGCATCGTCAAAGGCGATTACGCCCATCCCCGCATGGCTCCACCCCGCCGTCAGTTCGACGCCATCGGCCGCCACGCGAATGCTGCCCGCGACCGGCCGGGTGATGGTCCGCGCCTGTGCCTCCTCCCCTGCGCCATAATATCGCATCAGCGGAAATTCGACCGCCACCCCGTCGCCAATGCCCAGCCGCTGGTCCAGCGGCCCCGGCACAGCCCCCGGCACCCCGCTGCGATCATCATAGGGATCGCTGAAGCGGAACCCCCGCGCCGCGCCCCGCCGCGCGCGAAAGAAAGCGATCAGCGTGGCGATATCCGCCTCGCTCCGCACCCCCGGCCCGGCATCATAAGACAGCCTTGCATCGGCCCAGTCGCTCGACCGCCGCTCATGCCCGGCCGGGCTCTCCACGATCTGCGTCGAAAAGGCGGGACTGATGCTCGCCTCCCGCCCGATCGACAGGGGAAAGATCACATCGTCAAAGGCTTGCACATCATCCTCCCCATGGATTGCAAAGCAGGTAAAGCCATCGCGACACACTTGCGGCATCGCCCAAATGAAGGTCGCCGCCGTCCCCCGCGCGACAGACGCCTGCGCCGCCGCCACGATCGCCCGCCACTGCCCGGCCTGCTCCGGCAACAGCACGAAGCCCGAAAAATATTGCTGTTCCTCGATCGGATAGCCCAGCCGCGCCGTCGCCAGTTCCACGCCCCGCGCGGTCAGATGCGGCCGCCCCTCCGTCACCCAGTCATAATCTTCCAGTTGCAGCACGTCGAAGGCGGGCGAAGCCCAGCCGACCGGCATGTTCGCCCGCTTGGCCTCCGGCGCGCGCGGATCGAGGATGGTCGGCAGATAGGCCAGCAAATGCGTCACCGCCCCCGGTGCAATCGCCTTCACATGCGCGCACAAGGCCGCCGTCGACGCCGCCAGCAACGCCCCCGCTGCATCCAGCAACTCGCACTGCGCCGCGTCCAGCTCGCCCCACAGGCTCCCGATCGACACCGGCGCGCCGCCCAGCGCCGCCCGCGCCGCATCGTCATAGATACAGATGCGCCCATCCCCCGGCATCACCCACCACCAGGGTTCCCCCACCTGAAAGCGGATCGTCAGACCCGCCTCCAACCCGATGGAAACAAAGGCCCCCGCCACTGCCTGCAAATAGGCCATCGCCCCGCTCTGCGCCGGCGACAGCAAAGTCGAAGGCGGCGACCATCCGGTCAGTGCCGGGTCGCCATTTTCCGCCCTTTGCTTCCAGTCGTTCCAGCAATGCGCATCGAACAATTCATAGGATAGCGACCAGATCAGCTCAAAACCCCATGCCTTCGCCTGCGCCGCGAAATCCCGGTGCCAGGCCGCGCAGGGCACATTCAGTACCCCGCCCGCCAGACTGACGAACAGGTCGCTGCCCGCCCGTTCCAGCCGGAAATAATGGCTCATGCCGACATAATGGTTGATCGCCCCGCGATAGCCCAGCGCATGGATCGCCGCCACGACCCGCGCGGGCGTCTGGTTGAAACAATCATCATAGCCGGTCGCGATTCCCAGCCCATGCTCCGGGAGCATCACATCGCCCACCGCCAGCACCGATCCCGCCCCGTCGCAGCGCAACTCGCTCAGTTCCGCCCAGCCTTCGACCGCAGCAGGAAAGTCCGTATCCCCCGCATCATAATCCGGCGGCACCAGCGAAATGAACATCCGGTCCACATCCCCTGCCCACACTGGGTCCGCCTCGCCGGGCAACAGATAGCCGCCCTCCATCGCCGAAAAATCCAGCGTGATGACAGCATCTTCCGGCCCGCCGCTCGCATAATTCCACAAGCGCACATACCAGGCCCGCGGCGCCCCGCCCGCATCCCGTCCCTCGATCGTCAGCGTCGGCCCATGCGTCTCGTCCAGCTTGCGCAGACCACCGGAGCGCCAGCGAAAGGACAGCACACAACTACGAAAATCCCGCCGGGTCTCATAGGCCAGCAGGGGATGGCTCCATCTATCCTCCGCCTCCCATATCAACCCCGCCAGATCGCCCGACCCGTAAAACACCGCATCCACCCGCAATGCATCCGGCGCGCTCGTCACCACCCCCGCCATCATCGGCCGGGGGAAATTCACCGTCCAGTGCGTCGCCGCAAAGCGTTTCATGAAGGCCGCCTCCTGCCCCCGCCGCGTATCGGCCAGCCAATAGCCTATCGTCATTGCGCCAATGCCCCCCGCACCGCCCGCGCCACCTGCCGCGCGCTGCGCGCCAGCAACCGGCTCTCGCTCTCGCCACCCCGGCCATTGACCGCGATGCTCACCCGCACGTCGCGCCCGCCGCCGCCACCGGCCGCCACCACCTGCCCGCTGCTCGTCGGCACGAACAATTCCGGCCCGCGCTCCCCGACCATATAAGCCCGTCCCCCCGTCACCGGCCCGCCGGTCGCCCGCCCCGGCGATCCCATCAGTGCCGTCAGCGCAGCCGTCGCCAGGCTCGCCAGCCCGCCCCCGCTGCTGCTCCCGCCACCCACCGCCGATTGCAGTGCGCTCGCCGCAATCTCATTCAGCGCCGACAAAGCCACCGCGCGCAGATCGTCAAAGCCCAGCTTGCCTGTCCTTACCGCCCGCAACAGCCCCTGCTCGATCCGCCGCCCGGCCCGATCCGCCCCATCGGCCAGCGGCCCTTCCATCTCCCCGCGCATCGCCGCCACATCCCGGCTCAACCCCTGCGTATCCGCCCGCACCCGCACCACCAAAGTCTCGATCTCGTCTTCCATATGCCCTCCCGCACCCCACAGAGCATGTGCTCCTGCGAAAGCAGGAGCCCAGTCCTGCCCTCGCTACTGGGCTCCTGCTTTCGCAGGAGCACGACGCGCCTCAATCCGGCATCACCCCCATCAACCGCCGCAACTCCGCCGCATCCACGCCAGCCTCCCCCGCTTCCTCCTCCCCCCGCGCCGCCCGCAGCACCGCAGCCAGCTCCGCCGGGGTCGCGCGCCAATAGTCGTCCGGCCGCCATCCCAGCAGCCACCCGGCCACCCCCGCCAGCCGCCCCGCCGCCTGCGCAAAGCGCGTCATTTCCCCGCCAATATCTGTTGCAGGATGGCCCTCAGCACCGGCGTCACCCGCGCCAGCCCCACCGCCAGCACCACCTCGCCCAGCGCCTCGCGCGTCAGCCGCTCGCGATCGACCAGACAATGCCAGAACAGCCCGACCAGCTCGGCCAGCGACAGCCGCCCGTCCGCCGCCCGCTCCACCAGCGCGAACAGCGGCCCCAATTCCGCTTCCGCCGCCACCAAAGCCGCGAAACTCGGCCGCACCAACAACTGCTCGCCACCAATCTCCAGCGCCGCTTCACCCCTCTCCGGGTTCGCCGCCGCGCCGCTCATTCGCTCACCACTGCGCCGCTGCTTTCCAAGCTCAGCGTATAATTGCGCTCGCCATTATAATCCCCGGCATAGTCCAGCCGCGTCACCAGAAAGCGCCCGCGCATCCGCTCCCCGCTCTCGAAGCTCAGTTCGAACGCCTCGATCGTCCCGGCCAACGCATGATTGCGCACCCGCACTTCCGCCGCCGATCCCGTGAACAGCCCCGCCGCCGACACGCTGACCGATCGCACCCCTGCGCCCGACAGCAATTCGCGCCAGCCGCCCGAATCCTTGCTGGTGATGTTCACCGCCTCGCCATTCACGGACAATTGCGTGGTGCGCATGCCGGCCACCGTCGCATATGTTGCGGGCATGTTGCCGTCGCCCACCTTCAGCAAAAACGCACTTCCTTTTTCGACGCCCATGGCGCATTCTCCAGCCAAGCGACACCGACGTCCGAAGCACCCTGCTACGGCCCGGAAAATCGCGAAAAAACAGGAGACTCGGCCGCCTTCCGCGCGACCGGTCTCAATAGAAATCTGGGGTTGATGGAGAGGTCCCGATGATTGTTGCCGCTTCGCTTGCGATGATGCTTGCCGCCGCGCCTGCCGCTGATGCCGTGGGCACCGGGCGCAAGGAATTTTCCAAATGCCTCAGCGCCCAGACACAGCCGGCGCTGGAAAAGAAATTGTCCGTCGGCGATTTCCAGTCCGCGATCAAAAGCGCCTGCGCCGACAAGGAAGCCGCCTTCCGCAACGCCATCATCGCCCAGGACAAGGCCGACAAAATGTCCGACGCCGACGCCAGCAGCGACGCCGACGACCAGATCTCCGAATATGTCGACAAGATCACCGGCGAATATGAAGAAAGCAGCCGCCCGAACTGACGTCCTCTTCCTCTCTCCCCCTCTCAGGGGGAGAGATACGAAGGCTTGGCAGCTTGCTGCCTAGCCGCAGTTGAGAGGGGGGCTGCGCTACGCCCCCTCCCGCACCGCCCTCACCCGATAATCCACCACGCCACGCCACCCCTGCGCGCTACTGCGCGCCACCCGCGATCGCAGCAACCGCGCACTAACAATCCGCCAGCCCGCCTCCACGCCCGCCGCGCTTATCGCCGGATCGACCCGCGCGATCATCCCGGCAAGCCGCCCCGGCGTCTCGTCCGCCACCACCAGCCCGATGGTCAGCCGCAACTCGCGCCCCTCGACATCCTTGCCGCCCCAGTCGCTGCCCAGACATTCGCCCACAAAACCAAGGGGCGCCGCCGCCCGCACCGGTTCCCCGTCATAAAGGCCATTGACCAGCGCCATCAGCGCCCCGTCCGCCCGCAACGCCGCGATCACCGCCGCCCGCACCGCCACTTCCGCGCTCATCGCCCTCTCCCCGCTTCCCGCATCACCAGATCGCGCAGCCATCGCGCCCGCAGCCCCCGCCCGGCCGCCACGACATCCTCGCCCTCGATCCCCGCCTCGACACCCGCATCCCCCAGCGCCGCCGCCCGTGCCTCCACCATCCGCACCAGCGCCGCCCTCATGCCAGCCGCATCCGCCGGAACGGTCGCCACAGCGCACTCACCACCGCCGGCGGCGCCGCGCTCTCATTCCCGCGCGCCAGATAATGGTCCGCCGCCAGCCGCACGATCCCCTGCCGCAAGGCCTCCGGCAGCCCGTTCATCTCCCCCGCCAGTCCCGCGCGATAGCGCACCGCCAGCACCCCCGGCTCACCCGCCCGCGTCGCCCGCACCCAGCCATCGCCCGCCGCATCCACATCGATCGCATAGGCCCCCACCGGCAAAGCCCCGCCATCCGCCGCCGTCACGCTCTCGATGCTCAGCACCGGCCGCGCCGACAGCCTCTGCCAGCGCCCGTCGCCTGCCACCGTCTCGCGCGCCTCCCGCGCTACCAGCCACTGGCCGACAAATTGCTCGCACAGCGCCGCCGCACTGCGCAGCAGCCCGGCCAGCACCGCATCTTCCGCTCCCGTCTCGATCCGCAAATAGGCTTTCAACTCCGCCAGCGACGCCGCCAGCCCCCCGCTTTCCCGTTCCACCAGCATCAGCGCTCCTCCACCCGGATCGTCAGCGTCCGCTCATCCACCTGCCCGTCGGACAGGGTGACGCGATTGGTCAACCGATAGACATGGCCGATCACCCCACCGCTCAGCCTTGCGCTGCTGCGCTGCGCCTCGAACGCGCTCGCCTCCACCACCAGCCCGCCCGTCTCCACCGGCGCCACCGTCCATCCGCTCGCGACCAGGCTCTGCCCGGCCAGATAGGCGGACCAGTCGACGCCATGGTCGATCCGCGCGTCCGGGTCTTTTACAAATAGGCTCATCTTATCCTGCTCCCCCGTTCCGCCTCGGCCCGCGCGGTCCGCGCCTCGCCCGGCACGCGCCAGCCCTGCCCCGGCCGCACGCCGCCGCGCCACGGCCCTGCCCAGCGATCCGCGCTCTCCGCCAGATCGCCGATCACCCCCGCGCCCAGCGCCTCACCCTGCATCGCTCGCCTCCAGCGCTGCCACCCGATCCGCCAACGCCGCGATCGCGCGCCGCTGCCACGCCGCCTCCAGCGCCAGACATTCCTCATAGCGCAGCCCCCAGCGCTCGCCCGCCGCCCGCGCCGGCCGCATGACAACGCCCTCGTCATCACATTCTTCAGCCTGCGCATCCCACGCATCATGACAGAGCAGACCCCATCGCTGCGCCGCGCCATCGCCCATCCGCGCATCGATCGCGTCGCGCACCTGCTGCGCCACCAGCCCGACATGCCATCGCGCCGCCACGCCCTTCTCCGCCACCGCCGCGCGAAAGCGATAGCGCACCCAGCGCACATCGCCCCACGCCTCGATCAGCGCCGGATCGACAGCCTCCATCTCCTGCTTCTCGCGCGCGTCGGACGTGCTGATCGTCCCGCTCCCGGCATAGACAATCGACCATCGCAGCGCGGCCCCGCCCAGCGCCAGACTATTGTCGCTCGCCGGCGCCAGCACGCCGCCCACCTGAAACTCGCCCGTATCGCGCCGGATGGTAAGCGCCGTGCCCAGCACCGACCCCGCATCGGAAAAGCGGCGCAGCGCAAAGTCCGACCCGGCATTGCTCCCACCCTCCGCGCCATTGGTCTTGCCCATGTCCCAGCGCCCCGCCGTGCCGCTGCGCCAGCGCAACAGCGCATATTGGCCGGCAAGCGAGTCGATATAGGAAAAGGCGGTCGAGGAGGGATGGCTCACCTGTAAACTGGTCAGCCCCGCCACCGCCCCGCCGCTGATCGCCACCGCCGACGCCGCCTGCACCGCCATGTCGCCCAGACCCAGCGCGCCGCGCGCACCGCTGGCGCTGGTCGCCCCGGTGCCCCCGCTCGCCAGCGCCAGCGTCCCGCCCAGCGTCAGCGTCCCGCTGCCCGTTACCGGCCCGCCCGACACGCTCAGCCCCGTCGTCCCGCCGCTCATCGCCACGCTGGTCACGGTGCCGCTCGTGCTGCTCGTCCCCGCGCCGATATAGCTGCGCACGCCCGCCGCATCCGCCCGCGTCAGCAGCGCCCGGCCGAAACTCGTCGTCGCCAGCGCCGCGATCGCCTCCAGATCGGCATCATAGGCCTGCACGTCGCTGCCGATCGCCAGCCCCAGATTGCTGCGCGCGACGCTGGCGCTCGACGCCCCGGTGCCGCCATCGGCCACCGCCAGATCCACGATGCCGCCGATCGTCCCGCCGCTGATCGCCACCGCGCCGGGGCTTTGCGTCGCGAGGGCGCCCAGCCCGATCGCCGCCCGCGCCGCCGCCGCATCGCCCGCGCCGATCAGGCTGCGCCCCTGCGCGCTCAGCGCCGTCAGCCCGGCCGCGCCCGCCCCGGTCCAGTAACTCATCTGGTCCGCTGCGCTCGCCTGCCCGGCCAGCGCCGTCAGATTGGCGCTCGCCCCCTGCTTGCCGTCCAGCGCCGCCGCCAGCCCGTCGATCGCCGCCATCCCATGGCCATGCGCCTCGACCGCCGCCGCCCATCCGGCATGCAGCGCCAGCCCGACCTTCTTCTCCAGCGGCGCAAAATCCACCGCCGCGCCGCCTGCCGAAGACGCCGCCGGCGTCCGCACCAGCCGCCCGGCCTCGTCCAGTTCCCCGGTCCCCGCCTCCCACTGGGTCGGATCGCCCACGCCCATGATCATATAGGGAAAGCGCGTCCCCGCCCCCAGCACATCGGCAAAAGCGCGATAACCCGCCACCGCCCCGCCCAGCAGCAACGGCCCATCCCCGCCATCATAACAGACCTCCCGCACCAGGTCGGCCATCTCCATCCCCGAAATCGCCACGCCCACCCCCTCGAACAAAGAACAAAAAAAGCCCCTCCCCTTTAGGTCGGAGAGGGGCACGTGACCCTCTTCGAGGGTTGGGGTGGGGGCGTGCCCCACCCCCACCGTTCAATTAAGAAGCCGCAAACTTCATCAATTTAATCGCTTCCGAATTGGCCACGCCGCCCCCGATCCGCTTGACCGCATAGAAATGCACGAACGGCTTGTTGCTGAACGGATCGCGCAGGATGCTCGTTTCGCTGCGCTCGGCGATCACATAGCCCGCCTGGAAATTGCCGAAGGCGATCGACAGACTGTTCGCGGCAATATCGGGCATGTCCTCGGCCTCGACCACGCGATAGCCCAGCAGCGTCGCCGGCTGCCCCGCCGCCATGGACGGCTGCCATAGAAACGCGCCATCGCTGGTCTTCATCTTGCGGATCACCGCCAGCGTCGCCGAGTTCATGACGAAGCTCGCCCCCTGCCGGTACGGCGCGCGCAGGCTCTGCACCAGATCAATGAGCCTGTCCTGCGGATTGGACGCAGCAAAGGCCCCCGCCGCCCCCGACGCCACATATTGCAGCGATCCGAAAGCGCGCACGCTGTCCGCCTCATTGGTGGTCGTATAGGTCAGGAAGCCCTTGGGCTTGCTGGTCCCATTGCCATTGACGAAGGCCGCGCCCTCCGCCGCCGCAAATTCGCGCGCAATCTCGCTCGCCAGCCAGCTTTCGACATCGAACTGCGCATCGTCCAGCATCGCCTGCGACGCCGCCGGATTGGCGAACAGTTCGCCCGAAGGCGGCACGATCTCGTTGAAGCTCGGCGTCCCCGTCTCGGCCCGCGCGCCCGTCTCGCTGGCCCAGCCCGACACGATCCCGCCCGACGTCACCAGCTTGCGATAGCCCGCCGTTCCGGTCCGCACGACATTGGCGATCCCGCGGATCGGCGACACGCTCTTGAGCGTAGCGTCGATCAGCTGATCGATCTCCCGCGGCACCGCATAGCCCCCCGCCGCGCCACTGGCGCCCGAAAAGCTCTTCAGCTCCACCCCGGCTTCCAGCCCCTGCCGCAGATAACGCTCCACGAACTGCGCCCGCGCCGGATCGACGGCACCACCCTTGACCCCATCCAGAGCCGGCCGCTGCTGCGCCAGCAAAGCCCCCTTCAGCGCCGCGACTTCCCCCGCCAGCCCCTCGATCCGCTCCCCCTGCGCCACCAGTTCCAGACTCGCCTCCAACATATCCGTCATTCCACTTCTCCCGCTTGCAGAAACGAAAAAAGGCGGCCCCGGATGGGACCGCCTTGCGACCTTTCAATAATTCAAACACCTAATTACGATAATCAGATGTATTTCACGCTAATATCCAAGCATTTTCTACAACCTTGGCAATCTGGACTTACGCCGCTGCCCTACCATACTCTGCTTCTGCCCTATACTTCGGAAACGAAATATCAGGGTTTGGAACAGGCATTCGCCGCTTAGGCAACGAAATAACTGGAGCCGTCAACACTGGCTTCAACTTACCACCCAAACGCAGCAATTCATCATACAAATGGCGATGCAATGCGTCCACATCACCTTTCATATCGTCCATTTGGATAGGCTCTAATGACGCGAAATGAAGCGCCGACATTGCCGAATGGTTGAATGCAATCGACTCGCAACCCAAACGAAGGTCATCGGGCTCAGCTTCGCATACATGATCCCATGCACGCGCAAAAAGAGTATCCATGAAGCCGTCAAGATCGGCCATTTCAGGCCACGTGTGCAGATTAACGAGATCCATTTCAAGCGGCGTAAGCGCTTTTCTCGATGCTAAGCCTAGGAAACGAAAGCCATTTTCCACAGCCGCTTCCAGCATATAGCCCAAGTTGATCGTCGGTGCCTCGATCGAGGTCAAATCTGTCCTGTAATCGAGGCGATACAGTGCGCGTTTCGAGTCAGTCATTATCGCCTCCTAGCTTCATGAGTGAACGGAGCTGGTTTCGACGTGCAGCAAGCCAGCCAATTGTATCTTCTGCTTGAACATCGGTTAACACCGTACCAACGAGTCGCCGGACAATATGTTGCACGTCCTGCTCATCCAGCGCCTCAATCGCAGCGACCGCCACCTCACGCGCCGGGCGCGCATTGGGTTGATCGCATGTTCCATATCCCTCCGACGCAGCAAGAGTCGAAGCATCGGCCCCTTGCCCGAGTAAATAGCTGTGGTCAATTGAAAGCAACTGCATTCTACCGCTGCTGTCAATCTCATAGAGCAGGTTTTGGGGGTGCTGGTTGTGGTCGATGTCACCAATCCACGTCCAGAAAGTACGAAGAGCTTCAAGCCCAGGAACATTGTGCTGATTCAATGAGGCGTTACCTTCACCCCAATGGCGCCCTGAACCAAGGCAAGCCAATGATAAGATCGTAAACCGATCCCACTCCGTGCCGTCTTGTGGTGCTCGTATTACTACCGGCGCAACCGGAAGGTGGAGAAGAAATCCCAAATCGGCAGCGATTTTCTCATTCGCTACAACTGGCGTCCCAGCATCCATACGGGGCTTTACGAAGCCAACCCTTGAACCTCCGAACGTGACCCTGCAAGCACCATCTGCTGACGAGCTGTAATCGCCTATTCTCGTCACATTCAAGATCTGAATTGGATTATCGAACCAATCTTCCGCTATATTTGGAACTGGATCGACAAAGCGACGAAGTTGGAGAGATGCTACGCTCATTATGCATTCATGGCGAAACGAACAATTTATGGCAAGTCGAGGAATGAGTATTCGTCTTGCATTATCGGCAACTGCCTCCCTCAACCGCCACCACCCGCGCCATGGGCTGCATCGGATGCGTCACCACGCTCACCTCGACCAGTTCCAGCGCCAGCAATTCGCGCGGCCCGGCGCCCCGCGCCGCCTTCACCCGATAGCCGAATGACAGCCCATCGACCGCGCGCGAAGCCAGTGCCGCCGCGGCCTCCCGCCCGGCCACCGTGCGCCGCGACACCCGGCCGATCACCCGCAGCCCGCGCGCATCTTCCCGCGCCGTCTCGACCACGCCGATGACGCTGCCCGGCCCATGCTGCCACAGCAAAGGCACGCCCGCCGCCTCCACGGCGCCAAAAGCCCCCGCCCGCACCACATCCCCGCCCCGGTCCACCCGATCGAAAATCGCCGCATAACCGGCAAAGCGCAGATCTCCGCTCATGCAAAACTCCGTTCGTCCTGAGTAGCCACTGAGCTTGTCGAAGTGGCGTATCGAAGGATGGCCCGCGCGCCTGCTTCGATACGAGGCTTCGACAAGCTCAGCCTCTACTCAGCACGAACGGGCGTTATTTCTGGGGATGCTTAAGCCCGCACCAGCCCCAGCAACCCCATCTTCACCGCAATCCCCAGCAGCAACAGCGCCATACCGATCCGCACGATCCAGCCGATCACCGCCCCGCGCGCCGCCTTCTTCGCGTCGCGCCAGGCGGACAGCAATTCGCGCAATTCCCGCACATCGCTCTCCGCGCGCCGGTCCGCCAGCCCCAGCCGCTCCAGCGCCCGCCCCGCGCCAAGGTCACTCGCCTCCTCGATCAGCGCGCGGATCGTCACCAGATCCAGCATCTGCCCATCCGCCTGCGCCACCAGACGCGCCAGCATCTCCTCTTTCATCGCCCGCTCCTTCCCATCCGCCCACTCTGCCCCTATCTGCACGCCATGAAGCGCACTCCCCGCAAAGTCCTGATCGTCCTCATCCTCGCCGCGATCGGCGCCCTCGCCTGGCATTTCGACCTGTTCCGCGCCGGCGACTGCCTGACGCAGGGCGGCACATGGAATTGGGACGGCAATTTCTGCCGCCTCGATTCCCTCCCCGCCCGCGCCCCGGACTGAAAAACACGCATATCGCAGACATGAAAAAGCCGCCCAAAAGGCGGCCCATTCTCCCTTATCTTCTCCGCGTCCCCGCGCCTCCGCGCGAAAAATTCAAATCCCCAGCATCGCCCTCTTCTCGTCCCCCGACAGGAAGTCCGCCGCCGCCACCCGCTCCCACAGCGCAGCCCGTTCATCCGCCAGCGCCGGCACCGCATCCAGATCCGGCTCGATCACCACGCCCGGCCACCAGGGCTGCAACCCTTGCGACAGCCCGGCGCAAATCTTGCCCACCAGCGGCAAGATCGCCTGCCGCCACAACGCCTTGTTCGCCTCGCGATAATTGGCGTAAGCATTGTCGCCCGGCAGCCCCATCAGCATCGGCGGCACCCCGAACGCCAAAGCAATCTCCCGCGCCGCCGCACTTTTCAGCCCCACGAAATCCATCTCCGCCGGGGTCAGGCTCATCGCCTTCCAGCTCAGCCCCCCCTCCAGCAGCATCGGCCGCCCCGCATTGGCCGCCCCCGCAAAGGCCACCTCCATCTCGCGCTTCACCCGCTCGAACTGGTCGGGCGACAGCACCGATCCATCGCCCGGCTCATAGACCATCGCGCCCGAAGGCCGCGCCGCATTGTCCAGCAGCGCCTTGTTCCACACGCTCGCCGCATTGTGGATCGCCACCGCCCCCGCCGCCGCGCCGATACAGCCCAGCCCATAATGATCGTCCAGCGGATGCAGCGCCTTCAAATGCAGCAAGCTGGTCCGCCCCGCGCCATCCTCCGGCGACAGCCGCGTCACGCTCTCCCCCACGCGATACAGATAAGCCGCCGGCCACCCCCGCGCATCCGCTTCCACGCTCACCCGCTCCGGCCGCAGCGCAAACAATTCGGCCGGCCGCCCATCCGCCCCCGCCATCACCTGCACATAGCCATTGCCGTGCAGCAGCAGATGACAGGCCAAAGTCTCCACCAGCCCCTGCCCCGCAGAGGCCCGCCCGACCAGCGCCAGGACGGCCGCATCCTCCGCCACCCCGCGCACCTTGATCGCACAGGCCCCCGCGCCTTCGGACACCAGCCGCATCGCCCGCTGCGCCACCGGATTGCCCATCACCCCGGCGCGCAACTGCGCCTCATAGGATGCCGGCCACTCCCCCAGCGCCACCGCGCCCGATCCCCAGGCACGCGCCAACACCGGCCGCGCATCCTGCGATGCGGCCGCCTTCGTCCCGAACCATTTCATGCTTTGCCTCCCAGCAATGAAGCCCACTCACATCCGCCGGAGGCACGACCTCTCAGATCATGGACTCTTCAGGTCCATGAACATCAGCGGCGTTTCCAGCGCCCTGTTCGCTTCCGTATCGAGCAGGCGAAATCCCAATTTGCGGTAGAAATCGATGGACTTACGTTTCGCATCCACGATCAGGAACCGGCATCCCGCATAGGGCTGGATGGACAGCGATATGACGCCGATGACCGTCGTCACCAGTTCCCGTCCCCAGCCCAGTCCTTCACAGCCGTCGCACACAGCCAGCCGCGCGATCCGCACCGCCGGCTGATAGCTGTACCGCTCGGCCGCTTTCTTGTCATCGATAGGGTAAGCGCCCTCCAGCTTGATCTCCGCGCACATGATGCTGGCATAGGCCAGAACATGCGGCGCATCAGGTCGCTTGATGACATAAGTCGTCGTCAGATGCGCAGCCCCGGATTTCAGCGCATCGCGACGCAGAAATTGTTGCAGCGGCCTGTCGCCGATGTCTTTCATACGAAAACGGCTGACCTGATCCAGGCCAGCCGCTTCCAGCTTCTTGATGATGATTTCCCCCGACATGGGAGAATTATGGGTCAGCGCGAAGCGCTGTCAATCTTGACCTGACCGGTTGCCAGCAATGTCGCCGCCAGTTCCTTGCCACGACTGACCGTCTGCTTGACGGCGACACTCTGCCCAGTGCGGGTCTGCGCCACGAATTTGCGTGCATCTTCTCCGCTCAGATGGAGACCACCAAAGCTACTCGAATGAACCGCCATAGAATCTCCTTTCCTCGCTGGAGCCATCGACATACATCTATGACCTGATGGCCATATCGCAGCGTGAATTACCAGAATTCACGCCCATCGCCAACCCGTCACCGATTCCGCGCCAACACCCGATCGCACACAGAATTCGTACCCTCGCTCTTGCCGATCACGCGCCCGGCCACCGCGCCCGCAGCGCCGGCCAGCAATGTCTCGCCCAGGCTCCCGCCCGCCAGCGCGCCAACGCCAGCACCACCGGCCGCACCGATCACCGTGCCCTTGTCGCGCCCCTGCTTGCCCTTGAGCAGACAGTATCGCACATCGTCCCGGTCGCGCGGCGCCGCACGGGCCACCCGCGCGCGATCCTTGCTGTTCAGACTGGCAGCCATCACCGGCGTCGCGATCACACTCACGCCAACAGCCACCGCCATCAGCTTCACCATCTTCATGTCACATACTCCTGATTACGGCAGGAGAACGATCCGGGCCGCCCACCAGTTCCCCGGCAGGCGGCCCCGAACCCC